TTCTGAACATCCTACTGGAATCAAACGACTCCACACCAGCGCTGCAGTATGTCATGGAAAAGGGCAAAGAACTTTTGGATGGAAAGGTTCCAAACGAGTTCCTCTTGGAGACCAGGTCACTCAAGGATGACGGTTTCAGATCTGATCTTGGAAATGATCCAGCTGTCTACGAAACATATAACGCATCCAAGAGTGAGAAGGAGCAGATCAAGGTCTACAACAAGAGGAATCTACCCCATGTCTGGGTTCGTGACAAGATGTGGGAACGCCAGCCTGGTTCCGAGCCGAGACAAGGAGAACGAGTGAGTTTTCTGGTGTCAGACACCGGTAATCCAAAGCACAAGTTATTCGAGAAGGCCGAAGATCCCATCTACGTGGAAGAAAACAAGGTTAAATTAGATTACAAATACTACTTTGAAAAGTTGAAGAAGCCGGTGAACGATCTTATGGCGCCGGTGATCGGCGACAAGGGTGACCCACTGGAGAGTCTCATCCCCAAGATTACCACGGTGGAACAGTGCGAGACCAAAGAACAGATCAACAAATTTTCGGCGAAGGATCTTCGGGAGTGGTGCGAAAAGCACATCACCCTTCCAAAGGGAATCAGCAAGTGGAAGAAACCGGACTGGGTCCATCAGGTCTGCGTTATCAAGAAGATCAATACGGCGACGGCTCTGGAGACCATGTTTTCATTTGACAACTTTTAGGCCATCTTGAGTTTCTCACCGACATAGTACTTGTTGTAGGCCACCACTGGATCGGGATCGTGGTAGGTGTCGGGCATGCAAAGCGGCACGGGCTCGACATCCTCTTCTAAGTTCAAAACGCCATACTGAGACTTTAGTGAAACATTGTGAACACATTCTGGAATATGCTCTGCCAGCCACCGGGCATGCTCCAGACTGGCATGAGGGTGCTTGTACCTGCGTTCGAACTCTTCTCCCAACTCAATGGCCAAACGGGCAGCAAAGATGTAGTTGGTTTCTGCCGACCTCACCCAGATGGCCATGGGGTGGTTGACGTTCGAAATGCGTTTGTAACCATGTTCGCCCTTCTTGTTCAGTGGACATTGGTTCATCCAATCACCACCCGGATGAAGTATGTGCCATGCCGTATACATCATCTGAGTGATTTCTAAAATCATCTTGCCCACATGTTTATTGATGTGCCTACTTGCACAAACTTTGGGATCCCACGAAAGCAAAAAGAGGTTCATTGTCTGGTCTCTGAGTTCCAGTGGAACTCGTCGTCGCTTCCTGAATAAAAATTAATATCAGGTGATAGTAGATGAGTCAACAGATTGAAATCAAAGGAGCTTCAGGGGTGGCAGTCGATGCCTCGGCACTTCAGGCTCAAGAAGAAAGATTGCTCGGATTCACAAAGGAGACAAGTGATTTTGTAAAAAAAGTTCAAACTGCACTTTTGAACCCCACAGTGTTATTCGTGATGATTACATTCATTTTCATATTGGCGATTGAAATTCTATGGGGGTCATACTTTAAAACGGAAGACTCTAAACAATTTGCCAAGAGTTCAGGAAAATTCGTTCGAGCAATGACATATTTTTCGTGGATAAGTGGTACTGTTATTGCTTTTGGTGTTAGTATGTACTTGGCTGGTCCATTTTTGTTCGGAGAAAAGTTTGGCCAAAGAGATAAAGAGATAATAGGAATGGTCACCGCATCAATAATTTTTGTATATTTCATAAATGCTATAGTGACCGCCTCTGGTGGCGCACCAACTTACACAATTCTTGGGAATTTTCTTGCCATAAAGTAAGATGATACAGGCAAGTATCGCATCATTGGCTATTAATGTTTTCATACTTGAACTCATTCCTTTCATTTACGTGAAATCATTTGGATGCCCGGACTACCTCGCCAGTGAAGACAAAGAAAACATGATGCGCGGAACAAAGTGGTTCATTCGCCTTCTTGCGCTGGGTTTCTCATTGATCGTCGGATTATTCATCTTCGGTTCCAGTGACATGACACAATTTTATGTCTACGCATCACTGGCGGGAGCCACGTTCGTGTTTCTCACATTTTTTGGAATTCCCGTCGAGAAATTTCTGTTCTTCAAGACGGACAGCCTAAAAGAAAGATGTGAAAATTTCAAACCCAAATTTAAATTGTCCGATAATTAGTAGATGAGTGACAATCAGCCTCGCAAATATCGCAGCATTGCCTCAGATTATTTCAATTATTTCACCACCAGGCTAAGGAGAACAGATGCTCAATATGACGCCCAGTTGTATTTGAATGCAATCCCTTTCCTGTTGATGAGCATGGTCATGGTGATAGCCCTTCACGACCTTTTCTCCATGTTCCTACTTCGATCCACCAAAAGCACATGCAAGTTAATGGCGTGGGGCGGCGTGGGGAAGATTGTTTTCATTCGGTGGATGCTTTTGGTCCCGGCAATCTTTTTCACGGCGCTGTTCACCAGTTTCTTTGCGACACTTGCTCTAAAAACCTGTGATGACGGTGATAAATTCTGTATCATTGAATTTCTCAATTACAAAATGATTTTCGTTGGAATTGCACTAGGTCTGTTTGCCATGGCCCTCTTTTATGCGTGGAAGCGCAGAAAGGAAGGTTCAGTTGAATATTTAATGATCGCGTCACTGATGGACCCCAAAGGTGACGGACGCTCTAAGTTTTTGGCTGACTGTAAGAAGTCAAAGGAATTCAAGGATATTGTTGGCGAAGAAAAGCCGAAGCCGACGCCGAAGCCGACAACGAGGCAACAACCATCTCCACCTGAACTTGGCGATCCCCTGGCTGGACCGGAACCCGAAATGTATGAGCCGGAACGATTTACGCCTCGCGTTATCGTCTGAATTAGGCAGAACACATAACACACTCATCCTTATTCTCGAGTGAACAAGCCGCCTTGGCGACCGGGTCCACGGTGAACTGCACCGCCCTTGCCTTCGGACGCGTTCTCAGATAGTACATACCCGTCTTTAGTCCCTGTTTCCACGCGTACATGTGCATGGATGAAATTCTACTCGTGTTTGGATCTTCCAAGAATAGATTCAAAGACTGAGACTGACACACGAAGCGCCCACGATCGGCAGCCTGGTCGATCAGCGTCTTCTGTGACATTTCCCAAACGGTCTTGTACTTTGCCTTGAGTTCATCGGGGATGGTTAGGTTTTGCACGGAACCATTGTCACGAATGATGGCATTCTTGGTGTCGTTGTTCCAGATGCCCAGTGAGATCAACTCCTTAATCAAATGTTTATTGATGACCACGAACTCACCTGCCAAGGTTCTTCGGAGATACATGTTGCTGGTGTAAGGCTCGATGCACTCATTGTTCCCAAGAATTTGTGAAGTTGACGCGGTGGGCATCGGTGCCAGAAGCAGGCTGTTGCGCATTCCATGTTTCTTAACCTTTTCCTTAAGTTCGTCCCAGTTCTGATTCAGTGGATACTTTGAAGGTTCCCACATATCAAACTGAAGAATGCCCTTGGATGCGGGTGATCCCTCGAATGTCTCGTAGGCACCATATTTCTTGGCTTCCTCCATACTTTCCATGACCGAACCATAGTAGATTGCCTCGAATATCTTGTGGTTCAACTCGCGAGCCTCTTCGGAGTCAAATGCCATATCCATGAGGATGTAGGTATCAGCTAAACCTTGGACACCGATGCCGATGGGTCGGTGGCGCATATTGGACTTTCGCGCGGGTTCAGTGGGATAGAAGTTTCGGTCGATGACCTTGTTCAGGTTGCGCGTGACCGTTCGGGACACGTCAATCAGTGACTGATAATTGAACTTCTTGGTCTTTGGGTTTACGAACTTTGGCAGTGCGATGGAAGCCAGGTTGCACACCGCAGTTTCATCCTTGTCTGTATATTCCACGATTTCGGTACACAAGTTGGAGCATTTGATGGTTCCCAAATTCTTCTGGTTGCTCTTTTCATTGCACGGATCCTTAAAAAGCATGTAGGGAGTTCCGGTCTCCACCTGGCTACGAAGAATTCTCTGCCAAAGTGCATGAGCATCCATGGTCTTCACTGCCTTGCCTTCTTGCTCGTAGCGTTCATAGGCTTCTTTGAAGGCATTTCCGTAGAGTTCTGGAAGGTCCTTGGCGTCATCTGGCGAAAACAGGGACCACTTGCCACCCGACTGAACCCTCTCCATGAACAGGTCAGGAATCCACAGAGCCGTGAAGAGATCCCTACACCTCGCTTCCTCGTCACCTTGGTTAAGTCTCAGATCCAGAAACGCCTCGATGTCCGAGTGCCAAGGTTCTAGGTAGACCGCGATGGATCCCTTCCTCCGTCCGGCCTGATTGACATACCGCGCGGTGGCATTGAAGACCCTGAGCATCGGGATGATGCCGCTGGAGGTTCCATTGGTTCCCTTGATGTGTGATCCGTCACCACGGACATTGTGGATATGCATGCCAATTCCACCTGCCCACTTGCTGATCTGGGCACACTCGTGAGCGGTCTTGTAAATTCCATCAATCGAATCATCCTTCATGGCCACCAAGAAGCACGAACTCATCTGAGGCTTGGGAGTTCCAGCATTAAACAAGGTGGGTGTGGCGTGGGTGAAGAAACCCTGGGACATCAACTCATAGGTCTCCTTGGCCCTCTCCCAGTCGTCTCCGTGAATACCCAGAGACACGCGCATCCAAAGGTACTGAGGGCTCTCCATGAGTTTTCCACCAAGACGCTGAAGGTAGGACTTTTCCAGAGTCTTCAAGCCGAAAAAGTTGATTTGCATATCCCTGGCGTGAACGATGGCTTCATTGACAGTGGACCTTCCGATGGTTTCAATAGAGTTCCACAGATCTTCGCTGATGATCTCGGCTTCCCTTAACTTCCACATGGCATCTGAAAAGGTCATGGGGATCTGTTTGCGAATGCTGCTAGCCACCACCCTGGCTGCCAAGTCTTCGTACTCGGTCTGGATGGTGGACATCCCGACTGCGGTCTCGGCAACGAGGGCATCAATTTCTGTCGACTGGATTCCGTCATATAAACTGTCTATGACCTTTTGACTAATGAGTTCCACATCGATTGCTTTCTTCATCTCGGTCGTCATGAGATTCTTAAGTCGTTGAGTGATCTTATCGAATTTCATGGCAACGAACGACCCATTGCGCTTCTGGATCTTCATTTTAGTAATACTACATCTGAAATCTTTAAGAGCGATTTCACGGACGCTGGATGGAATAGAGGTACACCTTGGTCACCGGGTCACTTGAACGCACCGCGGTTCCTCCTGGAGCGCGAGCGAGCAACTGGGTGGGGCGGTTGGTGTAAGTGTTACACATAAACTTGGTATCCGGGGTCACGTGACTGGCCGGGAACTGGTTGTCAGCCGTCTTGGGCTTGACGTAAACAAAGGGATTGTGATCAATCACCAGGGGTTGCATGTCAGGAAAGCAGGCAGGCATCCTTTACTTATCAGTAGCAAATAATTTTTCATACATGCCATTCAGGGATCCATAATATTTGTCTGTCCCGTGGACTCCCACGGCCGTCTCCACTTCACCGAGTGTCTCTATTCCAAATTTAAAACAATTATTCATGGTTGGTAATTTGAAATCCTTCTGTCGTCTCATGCACTTTGTGAAAGCCACGTCCTCTGGGAGTTTTCGTTCTTCGTCGGTGAATGTTTCACATGCCTTGACCATGGCATCCTTTTTTCGAAGTGACAGACCACCATTCATGATGAACTCCGTTTCGGAAAGTTTTCCACATAGAGGTCCTATGTAATCCCATTCAAGCATGTCTTCGCTTGGTTCCCTAAGAAGCAGGCAATCCATCTGAAATATCAGGATGTGATCTTCACGAAACTTTTTCCAGAACGATGCATCCATGAGCAAGTAGTTGTACATGGCGATGTTCATATGTTCAACATCTAATACGATTGGAATAAAGGTTCCACCAATGTGTTCTTTTACGAATTCAATAACCTTCTTGGGTCCAACCACATAAAGATTCCATCCTGGAAGTCGATCCAGGGCATTCCTTATGACCAAAGGAAGCCAGTAACCACACCGCGTCTCCACTATAACCATGGCCTTGGAGCCTTTTTGGTTGTAGGAAGATTGAATATCACTGCGATCCACGTATTGATTCAGGAACTTTCCACAGTTGTATTCCATTCTACTAGTTTATTTCATTTTTTAGTTTGTGATTTTACTCAGAGTCGTCGAAACTCTCATCATCCTCTTCGACCTCATCATCCTCGTCGACAAAGGCATACTCGGTGAGTTTCTGTGAAGGCGTGACCCTCAATTGCTGAAGACGGACCGTGACACCAAACTTGGTTCCCACAAACCAGATGCTTGCGATGTGTACGATCGCAGTCACATACTGACCCTTCTCGAGTTTGTTGAGGTCAAAGGGTTGACGGTCGGTGGTGAAAACTTGGGGAACGAAGGTGCCATCCTGGTTAGCCAAAATCTTGGTCTTGAAAATAGGAGAATACTTTTCATCCGAAGGAGGCTTGAAGAGTGCAGTGTAGAGCGCCTCGCGCACAACGGTCTCGTTCATAGTCTTGCCCAGATAGGTCTCGGCATTCTCGACGACCTTGGTCACCACCAAGTCATCGAACTTCTTGAGAAAGTCGACAAAAGCCGGATCGTCGGCAGTCATAGGAAGATTGTAACTGACCTTGCCATTGTTGTCCTCAAAGACGCCAAGACCAAAAGGAACCTTCATCTTTGGGATCTGGACATAAAGTTTAGAGTTACCACGACCACCAAGGTAGATGGTCTTGCCGTTGTTGGCATTCTTACGAATGTCAGAGAAGGTCACGTCGGAGAGCGAGAGATCGGAGAACTTGATAACAGAGGAAGCCATGTTTGTTTTTCGTACTTACCTTTGTTTTCATTTCTTTAAGACGCTTGTTCGGACGAAAATTTTGTTTCCAATAGATAAAGATGAAGGTTCCTATGTGGATGATCGCTGTTATTACTATTGCTGCTGCTATTCTCATTTGGCGTCGTACCCAGGAGGGTCTTCGTCCCGACTTCACCCCTCGGTGCAAGGAACTTCTGGCGGTCCCGGTTGCCAGGATCTTTCCGGATGCCTTGATCCCGGATCGCAAGGAGGATGCTCTTGAGAAGTTCAATGACTTAAAGGACAAGTTGGACGAGCAGGCTCTTTTGGGAAATAAGTTGGCCACAGAGTGTCGCCTCATTGTGGATAATTTGATGTCTCTTTTGCGCGAGGATAACATGGAGGGGTTCTCAGATGCCCTGAAAAAACTTCTTATGTAAAAGTATAATGTTTGACATGCTTCTTCGTGATCCCAAGGTGATGGCTTCTCTCCAGGCCGCCCTCCTGTTTCTCATCGTGGCGAACCCCGCCACCTACAAACTGGTCCAGATGATCTTCGGTGGTCTCTTCAAGGTGGCCAACGCCGCCACCGGGTGCCCTTCGGCCGCTGGTCTGCTTCTGCACGCCGTGGTCTTCGGTCTCCTTTCCTATGGTCTCATGATGCTCAAGCGCCCGGCTGTGGTCGTGGTCGCCGAGGAGGCCGAGAAGGCTGGTGAGATGGTCATGGACGCCGGTGAGATGGTCGCCGAGGACGTCGTCAAGGCCGAGAAGGAGATCGCCGCCGAGGTCATGGGCCGCGAGGGTTTCATGATGCGCCGCCGCGAGATGTCCAGTTGTATGAATCACTAAAAAATAAATAGTAAGTAATTACAAATGATTACGCGAGTACTGCTTGCTGCCATCCTGTTCTATGTGGTGTCCAACCCCGCCACCTACAAACTGGTTGAGAGTTTGCTCGGGCGTTTCTTCAAGATCGCCATGAATGGGTCACCGACCCCTGCCGGACTTCTGGTCCACACAGTCGTCTTTGCCGTCCTTTTCTGGCTTCTTGCTCCCATGGTGTCTGGACTTGATGCCAAGGAGTATCGTTCACTTATTGATGCCAAACTTGCCGATGCCAAGGATCGCAACGAGAACTTTGACGATGTTTTGATGACCCCTCTCAGGGTGGTTCAGCCCGAGACCGTCAAGGATGTCGAGGAAATCGAGGCTGTGGCTAAGGGCGAGTAAGTGTCTTTGCCGTCTTCGGTGTTTTTGGTGTAAATTTAATAACATTTGACTTCCGTTTGCGTTTGGCTTGAATCTTACCCAACTTAAGTGCTTTCATGGTTGGGTCATTTGTCTGCGCAGATGGTTGTGTTGTTATTACATTTAGAGCAAATATAAGTGCCGCTGGAACAATAAGTGCACTCATCCTTTCTATTATCATCTATTAAAATCTCCCCTTGCGTCTCCTTTCACCCTTCAACTTCCGTTTTCTTATCGGTCCCTTATTTTTCTTTTTCACTATCGCCTTTGTGTGTCTCTTTCTTAGTGGAGCTTCAATTGGTATTTCTTTGGGTGGGACGTAGCGTCTTGATCGCTGCCGCGCTTTTCTAACAATTTTACACAATAACTGTTCCGGCATAGATTTGCCTATACTTTTTCGGCACGCGAGATCCAAAACACACACAATGTCCCCGAAGGATGGCATCCTTACAATGAGTTGCGAATTTTATCGCAGTACCGATATTTGAATTCTTCCTTAATGTGAACAATTCTACGATATTCTTCTGGGTCCACGAGCGCCTTCAACTGTCGTGAAATGTTTGCATTTTCATCAATTTTAAAACAATAGTGTTCGCGCATGGCTTGGCATATCGGCCAGGTGGTTTTGCGCAAAAGTTGAACTTCCTGTTCGAGGTCGCAAAGTCGCGGGAGAATTATTTCACGCAAGAGTTTCTGAACGTCTCTTACGTGGAATTCTTCGAAGTCCATTTCTAATCTAAACAAATAAATTATTGTTTAATACAAATGGATACTATCACTGCCAAGGCATTTTGGGAGATGGTTCAAGAAGAAGAGCGACTTAAACGCGAACGCGATCTCATCAATCTCCAGATTCGAGCGCTTCGTGCACGGATGGCTGCGAACCAGAGGGCGCGGAAGGAAAGGAGGAAGGCATCAGGTTCAAGATCGTCGCTACGTCGTCGCGAGTCCCCTCTCCATAAATGAGAGCCATTCCCAAGTCTGTTCGATCGGCATCGGGGTAGATCTCATCAACCATTTCCTTAATGTATTCAAAAAACGAACACTGGTAGTCAGTAAGTTCCTTATTCTCACCCCAACGCTGATAGTCGAGCCATGTTCTAAATTCACCTGGTTCGACCATGAGGTAGTGTCCGAATAGATATCCGGGATTGAGTTCTTCTTCCGTTGGACGAGACCAGGTCTGTTGTGGTCTGGTTCGTCCAAGGTGATATTTTGTCCATATTTGGCATATGAGTAGTGCCCATAGTCTCTTGAACTCATCATTCATTACTAAGTTTGTAATCTCATGAAATCTTTAACATATTCCACGTAACCCATTCTGGATATCTTTTTCATATGGGACATCGCCCACGCCATGGAACTTCCCGAATGTAGATCCAGAAGTTTCATGTGATTAAGTAGAGGTTTCGCAACATCTGTATACTGAAACCCTGTCTCGTCACCATGTGCAATAAGGTCGTCCCATAAATTGGCCTTGAACATCGCCTGATAGACGTCCAGTAACAAGGCACGTGAATACTTGTCTGTGATATGATCGAAACTCATCTCTGATTGGCTAGAGAGTTAAATCTTTAATACTCTTAGATGGAAATAGTCATCGCCGTTACATTAACTATGGGATTTTTAGCGTTCTATGGTTATTTTATCTATGTAGTAATTCGCGACACGTGCATATTCAACAAAGTTGAACCTTTATAATCATTATGCGAGAGTTTTTAGTTCTCGTCAAATGAGTATATTAGTTAGCAGCTTAGTTGCTGAAGGCGAGACCACCCATGCCGCTCTGGATGCGGAGCACGTTGTAGTTCACAGCGAACATGTGCATGTTGCCAAGACCGGAGTTGGACTTCTGCACAACCTCTACTTGAGCATTATCAATTCTCGAGAAATTGCAGGTTCCGGTGGGCTGGTGCTCCTCCGGCTTGAGCGCGAAAGAGTACGAGTAGATACCCGGCAGAGGGTTTCCGCTGTGGTGGTAGAAGGGCTGCACCTGGTTGAAGTACTTCCCGCTCTGCTCCTTGAAGCGATCCTGACCGTTGAGGATCAGCTTGAAGGTCGACAGAGGACCCGCGGCAACCTCGGCGCCAATGGCACCATCCTCAATCCACTGGTTGCAGCTAGCGTTGGCGGCAACTGCATTGGAAAGCATGAGAGGAGAACCGACCGACGAAAGGCTCACAATATGCAGGTTAGACGTGCCCGCCGCAGCCGCGATCCCAGCGGGGTTGGCGGTAAGGATAACGTTGGACGAACCGGTCGAACCAGAGCATGTCGCCCACATGTCGTTTCCGGTCGCGGAGGTACCGGTGTTGGAGAAGCACCAGACAAGCTCCTTGACGGGGTGGTTGTAAGACAGGCGCACCTGCTTGGTTCCGCCCGCGGTCACAGTGTCCACACCAGTGTGCTGCACCTGCTCGATCAGGTACTCGTGGCCCTTCTGGGCGAACCGGCGGCGCTCCTCGGTATCCAGGTACACGTAGTTACCCCACACCTTGACGGCGTTGGTCGTGAAGTAAGTTTCATAGGTAGCAGATAGGGTAATATCAAGTCGCACTTCATGGTACTGGAGCGCGATGAGAGGGAGGTAAAGCCCTGGGTTGCGGTTGAAGAAGAACACCATGGGCAGGAACACCTTGCCGGCAGCGGCAGTGGGGTTGGTGGCCATCTTACCGTACTGGATCTTCTTGGCCTCATCGAGGTAAAGCTCGGAATACAGACGCCACCACTTCTGGTAGTGCTTGTCGATGCGCTGACCACCGATCGTCAGCTCGATATCGGCCACGGAACGCTCGGCAGCCCAGACACCTGAAGCGGCACCCGCCTCGGTAGTGGTAACCGCAAGAGTAGTGGTGGTAAGCTCCAAGTACATCTCACCGATGAGATCACCGTTGCGGGCAACCGTCACGGACAGACGAGCGTTGTTCGCCGCCGTACCGTTCACGACCTGCTCGATGTTCTCCATCGCGAAGTTGGTATGGCGCTTATACACCGCCTGAAAGAAAGTCACCTTAGGGCTTCCGGTCAAGTACACATCCTGGGCACCATAGGCCACCAATTGCATTAATCCTCCCGCCATAGTTTGCTTTAGTACTAGTAGGCAAGAAAATTTTTCAGCCGCCTGACACACGCGCCCTTTTAAGAAAGAAAAAATATGGGTAACCAAAAATGACCGACAGTGAGCGCGAAGATTCCGAGACCGAGGTGTCCGACACCGAGATGCCCGACTTCTCCCAATTTCTCGAGGACGAAGATGAGACCGAGGACGTTGACCTGGGGGCCATCCTAGTGAACGCCCTGGAGACCATCGATGGTGACACTGTCTGTAGTACCTTGGTAGGGATCCGTCAGCAACTCGAGATTCACAACAAGATCATGGTGAAAATTTTGAAGTCCCTTGGGGATTTAAAAAAATGAGTCCTAAGTTATATAGTTAAGATGACAGACACAAGGGAGACCGTTCTCCGAATGGTCAACCACGTCCAGGACAAAAAGATCGAAGATCTTGCGGCTCACATCACAGACATCAAACAAGGTTTAGATGACCTTAGAGGTGGTGATCTGAGAAGTCTTACAAAATACATTTTTAGTATCGAAGTCAATGACAATGGATTTCTGGATGACGTCGGTAACGACTTTCACAAAAAGGTTCTTGGTACCTACACTCAACATATGATTGGGATGAGTGCCGTAGAGTCGCGGTTTCACACAGACGCCAAGGACATGGCCGACGAAGCCAGTATGGACATCCGAATCATCAGGAACACGATTGACAAGGTCTACAAGTATGTATGCCAGTTGCATGCACTTCAAGAAACACTGATGCAGCCCATGCTTGCTGACGGAGAGACGAGCAGGACCATAGAGAATTCAGAGGATCTAAATCCTTATCAGGTGATCATCCTGAATCTCCTGGATGAACTGGAACGCCAGAAACTTCGCAAGTCCAAGGACATGATCTGTGAAGAGGTCATCACGGAAAAGGGATATCGGACTATGGCATGGAAACCGATCTGCACGATCAAGGAAAAGATTCACCACCTGAGTGAAAAGAACTCTTCGCCTGAGCGCTGGAAACTCATCACCAAGAAAGCCACGATGCCCAAGGATGTTGCGATTCACCTGGAGGAATGCAATGATGTACAGTTGCCTGAATTGAAGAAGAACCGACACGCCTGGTCGTTTCGAAATGGTGTGTTCGTTGGTGATCTCGAAGGTAACAAGTTTTACTATTACGGCACGAATGAGTTTTCTAAACTTGACAGACATATGGTGACCTCAAAGTACTTTGATCAAGACTTTGATGATCATACTAACGCTGAAAGTTGGAAAGAGATCCCGACACCCTTTTTGGATTCGATCATGGACTATCAGGGGTGGAACGATGATGTGAAGCGATGGATGTACATCATGCTTGGTCGCCTGACCTTTACTCTGAACGAAGCAGATAGTTGGCAGGTCATCCCGTTTTGCAAGGGCATCGCCCAAAGTGGCAAGTCGACTTTGCTGAACTACGTCACCAAATTGTTCTATGAGGCTTCTGATATATCTGTGATGGCCAACAACATTGAGGAGAAGTTTGGTCTTTCTTCCATCTACCAGGCTAACCTCTTCATTGGCCCAGAGATCAAGCACGATTTCCGCATCGACCAGGCCGAGTTCCAGAGTTTGGTTTCGGGCGAAGAGATTCAGATCGCCAGAAAGAACAAGAACGCCGTGACCATTCAATGGGATGTCCCTGGAATTTTGGCAGGTAATGAAACCCCTGGGTTTTCCGACAACAGTGGCTCCATCCTTCGTCGTCTGTTGCTCTTCAAGTTTGGGCGTCAGGTGTCCGACGGAGATGCCAGGCTTGGTGAGAAGTTGGCTAGTGAAATTGGTTCGATCTTGCAGAAGTGCATATGGGCTTACACAGAGGCTGTTCGTGAATATGGTGACAAACTTATATGGAAAGTAGTACCCAAACAGTTTTTGGACTGGCGTGAGGAGATCGAGGGTCAGTTGCACTCGCTGGTTGGCTTCATGAAGACCACTCAGTTGAAGTACGGTGAGGACAAGCAGATGCCCCTGCACTGGTTCAGGCACAAGTATCGCGAGTACTGTTCAAGCATGGGTACGCGGCCGCGTCAGTGGAAGACGGAACTCTACGAAGGTCCATTCAGTCAATGGAAACTTCGGATCGGGATTGGCACTATGGAATGGATGGGAACGGTCAAGAAAGACCAGGAGATCGTTTATGGTGTCACCATGGCCCAAGATGATGAATAAGAAAAAACATTGACCTTTAGTAAGAACGGCTTATGTCGTATATCAACGTTACTCCGCGGACTCCGGGATCCAATCTCGGTCTGCCGAGTAATCGCATTTTGCTCACCAATCCAGAGACGGGCAACGTTGTCCAGAGGGTTGAGGCACCCCGCGACGAAAAGTGGGTTTTCAATACGAAGACCAAGCGCTTCAACTTGATTCCCAAGAACAAGAATGCACCAAAGAAACCCGTCAGAAGAAATGTGCGCATTGAGAATGCCGGTTTAATGAACATTAATTTGAGGGCACTGGAAAGAGTATTCCCTGAGCCCAAGAATACCGACGTCAAGTTCTCGCCCCTGCGTCCTTCTTTATTTGGTCTCAAGGTGAAGTTTCAGAAGGACTTAGGAATGGAACAATTTTCAAATCTCGCCTATGACTTTGCGAAGAAGCCATTTCCCAAAGGCGTGACCCGAGTTGTGATTCGAGGCGACCGCTTCCGCCCATTGGTGGACATCAAGACAAAGGAGCAACAGAACCGCCTCAATAAGAACCTCTTCAAAATCGTTCGGCGCATTGATGTCAACCTTGGCGACTACAATATCCAGATCTTCCGGACTGGAATGCTCATGAATGGTGGCTACGAAAAGAACCCGATCGAAGTTCCACTAAACTACATTGACGGAAGGAAGATATTTGGAAAGGCTCTAGACACAATGGAAGACTTTATGAAGAAGTTTGTCCCCACCGAGAAAAGAGTGACCGAAGATTTCTCCATCACCAACTTCAATGCCGATTTCTTCGTCAATCAGATCATAGTGGATCCCTTCGTTGCCACCGCCAACGGAAATGAGATCTACAAGTCACTCAAGAAGGCGGTTAAGAACGCAAGAAATATTCCCAATAAAGTGATCGAGTTCATTCCAGATTTCGAATATGAGTTTGGGAATAAGAATAGCAACTTTATGCAAGAACTAAGAGAACTGGGAGGAAAAGTTCCCAAGTTTCCGGACAACATCTATCTTAAGTTTCCAGGGCAAAAGGAAAAAGACAAGAAACGCGGAGGTTCCTATGTGTCGTGGAAGAAGGGCTACATCCGCATTCAGGGTGCCGATAGTCTCAATAAGGTCCTTCTCATGGTTCGCACCATCCAGATTTGGTACGATCAGATGAAGAGAAATAATCCAGACGTTCTGGCCACCACCAACATTGCCGGCGCCAAGGTCAAGAAGGTCAAGAAGATTGTGGCTACCAAAGAAAATATTGAGAAAGTGGGGCGTGTACGTCTCAATGTCTACAAGGGCAAAGATGGAACCAACAAACTTAAATTGAATGACATTCGTTGCGAAGACACCACCAAGAAGGGCTACACCACCAAACAACTTAGGGTGATTGCAGCGAGACGTGGCATCCCAGGTGCAGACAAGTTGAAGCGTGAAATTCTGTGCGAGAAACTTTTGGCTATTGCCAAGGCAAATAGGAATCGCGCACAGGCTCAAAAGATGGCAATGGCCCGTAGGATCATTCGCAAGCCAATTCGCCGTATCGCCACTAAGAAGCGAGCAGAAGAGGCTGCTGAACAGGCATTGCTAAACGCCGAGTTCGAAGCAGAGGTGGCTGCGGCATTCAATGATAACATTAGTTCCGTCGAGTCAAACCTTGGTCTGCGCCAGACACCTTCGCCCATGCCGACACCGACACCACCAAGGACACCCACGCCCAGACCTTCGCCATCTCCGGCACCCAGACCCAGGACTCCCACACCCAACTCGCCATCGATCGAACCCATGGAGTATAACGAAAATTGGTTCGAAAGGATGGAACGAAACAGTCCTCCACAAACCGCGCAGCAAAAGGGTGAGGCGCTATTGAACAACATGATTGGAAATACCACCAGTCCCACACTGAACGAAAACAACTATCAGAGGTATAAGGATATTCGTCGGACTGCCACAATTTCCCTAAATGAGGCACGAACGAACTACATGAATGCACGCAGAGAGTTTGGTATTAACGCTGAACCCACCAAAAGAGCCTATGCTCGTTTCCGTGCCATCAAAAATCTCGGTAGATAGTAAATGGACCCTCAGGCGGTTTACAACGGTTTCGCTTCGATGTTCCGAAACATGCTAATTTCTATGACAGCCTCGATTGCACTGATCGGGTTCTCAGAGAAGTTTGAACTCATGGCACCGGTGGTGCGAATGATTGGGTTCACGGGAATGATGACCGCGGCGTTCATCGGTTTCAAGACCTACCGTGATTTTTTGGACTACATTAATTCGATCGATGATGAAGTTCCCATGGCGAAGCGGTGGCGCTCATGGGCTTACACATCGTTGTTCTATTCGGTGCTCATCTTCACCCTCGCTGCAATTTACCTTTTCAGGAAAGTAATAATTTTTTAACTTCAGGACCTTCGGCGCCAGGTTTATTTGGAAAATTGATTACATACCCCTCTATGGCTTTGACACGTTCCATGTAGTGCATGGTTTGAATGACGTGTTCGGGTTTGATGGACGGGCATGCCTTCAATTCAATGACCCACTTGCCGTCGATGATGATATCGGCGCGAATAACACCCACGATGTTCTTCTTATAGTAGACCGGAATGTTGACTTCGTGACTGTAAGGCATCTCCTTTTCATCCAGTTCCACCATGAATGCACGCTGATAGACATTTTCCAGATGGCAAGGTCCAAGTTCACTAAAAATATTCTTGGCAATCTTTTTCAAAAACTTTTCCATTAAAGAAAAAGCGCACCTTATCATTAAATGCGTGTTACATTGAGACCACCCGTTGCCGTTAGACCCAAACGAACACCTCCAAGATCTGATTTATTTAGTGCGACCACATCAGCCGTTACAGCAGGTGTGACTATCTACTGCACTCTCAATTGGTGGCATTACAGGAAGATTCGTAAGGAACTTGAAAAGCGCCTGGATGATGACATTAAAGAAAAGAATCGTGATAAATAATAGTATGAGCTATGCACTCGGTGGTATATTATTGGGTCCATTTTATAAAGGACGTAGTTCGATTCAGGCAAAAAGTACGGTTAACGATGCCATAAGATATACATGGGTGGTTGGAAAGGTGCCAAATATTAATCAAGTCATCAATACGATACCAGAAGGTGTCAGGTATTCCATTCAAGATCATCGTCCAACCATTGCGCCTTATGACGGAGTTCACATCACCCTGAATTATCTGATCGAAGTTCAGATCCACACTCCCGAAAGTTTGGCCGTGAGACAAAATGAGATTCATCACAGGATATATAGGATGAAACGATACAACGATCATATCTCTATGAAATATGATGAAGTCATGGAAAATAGACAGTGGAAGATTCTAGAAGAATGTTACAAACTTCCAACGCCTATGAGTTTGTCACTTCCCATCGAGGGAAATGTAAATACTATGTGGGAAGATTTGTTAGACTCCATCGCCATCAAGTATAACCTTGAACTTCAAGAAGTTTAACCAAGACTCTAATTTCTTCCTCGAGGTCATCACTTATACGTTTACCGTCCTTTTCCACGCGAAACGTATCGAGTGCAAACCCATTTTGTGTCGTGATACTTGCCGAAATTACATTGATGCCCAGTGACACAAATATCATGCTTAGGTCGCTCATGAGATTTGGATAGTCGCGAAGTTTCACCCACACCCTCGTCTCCTTGTCCCTATAGTGACTGAAGTGAACATCAGATCCATCATTCGGATCAACTGGACATGAATCAAAATCAAATTCTTCCTCGACCATCGTTTTAACTCTGGAACATAGCGAAGTGCTAATAGGTTTTCCAGAGTAGGTAAGCATCATGTACTCGAGATCTTTTTCATTGTCCATGTTCCTCCATGCGTTAATCTGGAGACCTCTCAGTTTGTGACCGAACCCGACTTCCTTTGCAAATGGTTTGTTACATCCTGGTATGATGAGACGTGTTTTGTTTCCGTCACTGATGATTCTATAGGGTTGACTGCACTGCACAAGCATCTTTCTTAAAGAATTAATAATATCTTTAATTAGTAGATGAAACAACCAATACACAGGATACAGAAATTGGGAACATTTGGTGCAAAATTAAACTTGAAATTACTCAGATCGAGGAAGACTCCAGAAGACAACCGACGAATAGCCAGATGGGTGACCGGTGAGTTGGTGGATCTGGGACCAACCTTTGTGAAATTGGGGCAATTGATTAGCACGCGAAATGATATTTTGTCTGCCGAGGTGATCGAAGAGTTTTCAAGTCTACAGAACGAAGTCCCTCCTTTCCAAGATGTTTTGAGTGTGGTGGGTGAGGACTATGTAAAGGAAACCTTTGGATATTTCGATACCCGACCGATGGCGTCGGCTTCGTTGGGGCAGTGTCACCGGGCCATCGCCAAAGATGGGACCGAGGTGGTGGTCAAGGTGCAGCGACCGGGAATAGAGCAGGGAATCATTGATGACATTGACATCATAAAACAAATCTCAAAGATAGGTTATTTTTTCACCCGTGACTCGAACTACACAGAGTTTATGGACATATTGGACGAGTGGAAGCCCCTGATCCTGGAAGAGATTGACTATGAAAAGGAGGCACAGAGTATGATCGAGTTCAAAGAACTTTTCAAGAACAGCGATTGGGTCAAGGTTCCAGATGTGTTCCCCGAAATATCCTCGAAGCGGGTCTTGGTGATGGCTTACGAGCCTGGTGTAAAAATTGTAAATATTGAGGAGCTGAACAAGTTGAATGCCGACCTCGACCAGATTGCATTCTTCGTGGTTCGCAGTCAGTTCATGCAGGTGCTTGAAAATGGGTTGTTCCATGCGGACCCTCATCCCGGCAACCTGGCACTGAACCCACAGGGTCAAATTGTGTATTATGATTTCGGTCTGATGATGAAGATTGACCCTATGTACAAAGAAAACTTGTATCTACTCCTCGAAGCTGTATATAAAAAGGATCTCGACAAGATCTACACGATGATGATTGAGCTGAACATTATCATACCCACGGGCGATCGTGCCTCGGTGAAGTCATTCATCAAGTTGTTTCTGAATTATGTAGAGTCGGTAGATTTAGATAAATTAGATGTAGAAGAATTGAAGGCCATGGAGGAAGACAGACCGTTCCGTCTTTCGACCATGTGGGTTCTCTTAATCAAGTCCATCTATTCGGTGGAGGGCATTGCCAAAACTCTCTCTGAAGACATTGCCCTTTCGGATGTGCTTGAACCCTATGCCGAGCAGGTACTCGAGGAGAGTGGACTTCTCAATGTGGCATTTTCGGACATTCAACAAACCGCCATGAAAATACCAAGTTCCATACAATCTATCAAAAGCACCGTGGATGCACTGGAGGCGAGCAACATGCGCGTTAGACGGAGCATCACCGACAACGAAAAACTGCTGACGAAGAACCGGATTCTTCAACAGAGCATTTTGGTGTTGGTGGTTTCCACAATGTTCGTGGATCAAACTGTGACCTATGTATTTCAGACTGTCGCGTTCATTCTTTTTGTATACAGTCAGTTTTAGTTCTCCTCGTCCTCGCTGGAGTCCTTGATGAGCTTGGGGCGGGCAAACTTGTCCACCTTGGACTCGAAGAAGAAATCGAGAAAGTCCTTCTCCAGATCCTTGCGCTCGGCGTAGAGATCGGTGGAGCGCTCGAGTTCCTGCGTAATAAACTTGACCGCGTTGCGGCGTCCCTCGACCCGCCGATCCTTGCGGTTCTGAAGATAAGCCTTGCGCTTATCGGTGAGCTTTCGCATGCGTCCCTGCATCCCCTCTGGAATCTTAAAAGGTGTCGATGATTCGGCACAGATGGTAATCATTGTTATTGATAATGGAGATTTATTTCTTTAATATTTTTAGTAATCCATGTGTGATAGAACTCACTGGGTGATTCCGCCAGAAATGATACAGGTGGATGAAACCCAGGTACTAGGCAAGGGTAAGTACGGCAACGTCTATTTAGGTAATTGGTTAGGAACTCCAGTAGCAATCAAGCATTTTGAAGAGCATCTCCCCTCGGAGATCAAAAGGATAATACAACGTGAATTTAGCACCATGACACGAATTCACCACCCTCACGTGTGTCAGTTGTTGGGATACACAGAAGAACCTTTTCAGATTGTAATGGAATATTTTGTCAATGGAAATCTTCGCGAATACATTGACAGAAACCCCACGACCTTGGCTGAACGAGTTGGTTTCATGGTTGACATTCTTAGAGCACTTGTCTATTTGCACTCGCGCAAACCCGAACAGGTCATTCACAGAGATTTGAAACCTGAAAACCTTCTGGTGTCCAAGAGTGGAAAGGTAAAGATCGCCGACTTTGGTCTAAGTAAAATTTTGGTCAGTGACAATACATTCTATTCGGATGGATGGCGTGTTGGCACTGGAAAGTACATGGCACCCGAGATGCGCGACATAGAACCCTACAATGAAAAGATTGACATCTATTCACTTGGAATGATAACCAAGGAAATATTCAAAGACATAAACCCCCCTCCGGAGATTTGTGAAACAATAAGTCTCATGCTTGAAAACAACTATAAACGTAGGCCGTCTGCCGAGAAACTTTTAGAGTTCTTTTTAGCATATTATAAGAAAGTCCTTAACGAACGTCCCAAAACATCATGTTGTGGCATCTACAAGACTACCTTGTAGGTGCGTCTGGTGTCCTTGTCCTCCACGGACAAAATCTTGAACTTATCCGTCTTGACAAGTTTTACGCCCTTATTTGTCACGAAGGATTTCATGCGCTCGACCTCCTTGACGGGCATCTTTCTAGCATACTTTAACATCATGGTCTTGTTACCGATGACGAACGCAGTCTCCATTTATATTAAAAAATAAAATTATCAGGTAAGTAAAGGGATGAGAATTAGACCCAGAGCCTTTCAGGTGGATCCAGATCATGCCATGAGCACTTTGTCACTCGGCATATCTGTGTATCAGACCTATGAAAACCAGAGGACCCTAAAGTTACTGAAACGGATTCATAGGTATGGTTTTAGACAGGTGCTAAAACAGAGAAAACTTGTCACGCCTCCAACAACCCTGAAAACTCCTCCAAGGAATGGAAATAACGTTTAATGTCCTTTACGAATCGTTTATCTTTTCTTAGTTTTTCCTGATCTTCGTTGGTCCAGAGCCATGCGAGATTGGATTTTGAATATTTAGTATCACGCTGATTGGGCGTGGGTCTGCGCGGTCGAATGACCTCTTTTCTTTTCTTTTCGGGTTCGGGTTTTTGTTGACCGATGAATGCCAGTGCCTGCATCACCGTATCGGCAAGGTCGTCCTTCTTTTTATGGTTATTAAAGAAATCAAGCCAACTAGAATTAAGTGAATTCGTCGTGATCCACTCACGGGCACGTTCGATGGCGGTGTTCTTTCGTTTGATGTATTGCTTTCTTCCGGGTCCGACGACATCCGGTATTTTATATTTGGCGTCAAAAACAATTGTGTCCAAACCACGCCCACAGAAAAATCCATGAAGGTAATGTTCAATGGCTTTCATCTTTTTATTCCTGTCCGGTTGCCTCTCAATCACGACGGTCTTGGCTTCCCTTAGCCAGTCCCTTCTTTCTAAATGTTCTTTCAAAGCGGGCAAAAGTCCACCCTGCCTCTCTGAAGGAACACTTGCCACCTCCCACTGAAAAATGCGTTTTGTGTCGGCATCCAAAAAACACATCGCCAAATTTTTAATACCGACATCGATACTTATCAACATCTTATTAAAGAATAAACATAACTATTCTTTAATTAAATGGAATGACATGTTGTTGGTGGTGTTGCCATGGAATAGATTCACAGATCTTACACCTACCATACAAATACGACTATAAATTAGACCGATTTTCTATGATGGGTCAGTTCTGTTCATGGGAGTGTATGAAAGCATGGAACATGGATAGTAAGAATGTTCGTACACCCGAAATCAACCAGTTCATTACACTTTATAAAAAACGAATTTTAGGAAAAGTTACACCCACTCGCAGGGCTCCTTCACGATATTCACTAGAAATTTTTGGAGGTAATTTGTCTATAAAAGAATTTAGAAAAGGTTCAGAAAATACATGGGTTCAAATACCAAATAGCAATTATTATCCTTTGATTGTCAATAAATATAAAGAAATAACATCTAAAGAAAAGAGAAAGGAAAGTGTAATTATAACAGAAGAATCTAAAATTGATGATATAAATAATTCAGAATCAACGACAGACGACCTAAGATTGAAACGACCGATCCCACTCAAAAAAGCGAAAAACAATTTAGAAACACTTATGGGATTAAAGAAGAGAACCAAAGAATAATAAATGTGGTACGAACCAGAAGTAGAATATGACACACGAGTAGTTGACCTCACACAAATTATGATGACCCCGGCTATATTTCGCGCCGTGAAGAGGGCGGGTGGCAAGATAAAGGAGAAGGACTATGAAAAGGACCCTCATCCGGCACCCACCCCGCTGAAGGAAGACATCGCAAAGTTGGACTTTTTCGAGGGTTCGCCCGTAAAGGTCAAAGAGCATGGTGACTTTTATAGTATTATCGATGGTCGCCACCGGGTCGCGGCGATGTTGCTAAAAAACTTCAGGCAAATTTCAGTCGAGGTCATCTCAGATAATTAATGTCACATTATAGTAATATGTCTCTTGTCAATGCCGTGAACCGAGAAAATGTCAATGCCACCAGGAAACTCCTGAACAATGGAGCCAACGTCAATCAGAATAACGGAAATGGACGTTCACCTCTGATGCAGGCGTCCTTTATTGGTAATTCGGAATTGGTGAAATTGCTCTTGGCTAAGGGAGCCGATGTTAATAAGGCGGATTCGGATGGAAACACGGCTCTGCACTTTGCGACTGTGGAGAATTATTTGGGGATCACGAGATTGCTACTGGCCGCCCCAGGCATCCAAGTCAACAAGGTGAACAAGGACGGAGAGACGCCTCTGATCGTAGCGTCCCAAGCAGGTGACTATGAGATTGTGGAGGCGCTCCTGGCGAAGGGAGCCGATGTTAATAAGGCGGATAAGGAGGGACGGACGCCTCTGAACAGGGCGTCCAGCGAGGGTCACATGAAGGTGGTGAAGGTGCTGCTTGGCGCCCGGGGCATCGACGTCAATAAGGCGGATAAATATGGATTGACGGCTCTGCACAGGGCGTCCATGGAGGGTTTTTGGGTGGTCACGAGATTGCTACTGTCCGCGCCAGGCATCCAAGTCAACAAGGAGAATATAGCCGGATCGACGCCTCTGTACTTGGCGTCCTACTATGGTCGCACGAGGGTAGTGAAGGTGCTACTGACCGCCCGGGGCATCGACGTCAACAAGGCGACTGAGGAAGGAAACACGCCTCTGCATGCGGCTTCCGAGGAAGCTGAAACGGATATTGTGAAATTGCTCTTGGCGAAGGGAGCCGATGTAAACAAGGCGGACGAGCGCGGACGGACGCCTCTATATGTGGCTACGAGGTATGGTCGTGTGTCGGAAGTAAGAGAATTGTTAAAATCCAAGAAAGTCCAAGTGGACAAAGCTTCATCGTTGGGATGGACGCCTCTCATGATCGCATCCCAATTCGGCGCACCTATTTGCGCAAGGGAGTTATTGAAAGCAGGCGCCAACGTTAACAAGACGAAGCCGGACGGAGTTACAGCTCTTCACATTGCCGCATTCAATAATCAAGAGGACGTGGTAAAAGAGCTTTTGGCTGCGAAGAATATCGATCTTTTCAAGAAAAATGATGATGGTAACACAGCGTTGGATGATGCAAAGTCCGAAGCCGTTAAGAAACTACTGAGGAAAGCCATGGGTATTGCGACCCCGTGGCGAAATATGAACAACGAACAGAGACGGGGTATGAAGCCCATCCTTCTCAAGCGCATGATCGCCAAGGGTTTAAAAAATGGAAAAAACGCGACCTTCACCGAACCCATCATATATGCGAACTACAGTTACAGAACTTTGAAACCTGTGAACAATAAGAATAAAAATATTACATCTTTCGGTCTGGTGATCGATGACAAGAACAATGTCAAGGCGATCCTCGATTTGGAGGGGGCTAGGCGGGCTATGAGACTGGTGCGCGAGAGAGCGAATCGCGAAAATAAAACAGTGGAGCAACCTCTACCCGGTATCATATTTAAGAACTGGTCTCTCGTGAACTTCACTCCCGAAGAGTACTTTAACGCGATGAAAGATTTGATGAAGCTCAGTGCCGTCGCCAAAAGCGCAAGGACCCGTAAGAATCTTAAATCCGGCAGGATGAACCGGATTGAGGCAAATCAAAGAAAGACGGCTAGAATCGCCAGTCTTCGATCTACTATTCAAAAGTCAAAGAAGGAACTAAATAATTTAATGTAATTTCTTGTGTTTAGCGATGAAAGCCTTTTCCTCCTTGGTGAGGCTCTTATTTCTCATGGCAACCACTTGCTTGAACAGAGGGTTTCCACGGGGTTCATCCCACGTCCCGCGCATGGCATAGTACTCGGCGGTCTCTGGTGACTTCCACGCAGGGGTTCCGTCCTTTAACAGGATAGCCTTGTGTGACGTGGTGTAGCGATAGCGCTTCTTCTCGGCGTACTCGGGATCCACCCTTGACCACAGATCATAGTCTCCGTATCCTGCCTGTCCGAAGTAGATGGTCTCGCCCTTGGGTGACTTGGCCATGAACTTCTTGACGGGGTAACTGCTTCGTTCGACCTTCGCCATATATAATTTCCCAGGATAATAATAAGAATGAATCTTTACTTCATCGCATTTTTGGCCGTCCTGGTGTTCCTCATCAGCTACAAGCCTGGTTCAGGAACGCTTCAGAAGTGGTTCGGTGTCAAGGAGGGGATGCACCACGAGATGATGGAGGCACCCGAGGTTATGGCGCCTCCCTACAAGGTCACGAGCCGTGATGAGATTAACGCGCGAGAACTGGATAATATTTTTGGTATTCAACGATAAATGCTTAACTCATTCATGAACAAAGAGATGATCCTCATGGCGCTCGTGGCTTTCCTCATTGGTTTCAGTTTCTATCTCTATACAGAGACCAAGTGGTTGAAGACATCTCTGTATGCCCTTGAAGACGGTCTCAAATATGTCCCCGAGCCCGAAGAGCCTAATAAAGAAGAGGAGACAGAAGAAGTAAATGGATCAGCAGACGCATAAAGCGATCACTGTCCTAGTTGTACCTGACGAAAAAGAACCAACACGTTACTTAACTGTATGTGATAAACGTTGGGATGATTGGACATTTGTGACAGGTGGATGTAGAAAGCGCGAGGTAGGATGGCCAATACGCACGGCGCTAAGGGAACTTGAAGAAGAAAGTCGTGGCGTCATAGCCATCTCGGAGGGATACTACAGATATTTTTATTTCGAAGATGCCGAGAATGAAGGAATCATATATCATGTTTTTGTGATTGAAACCTACATTCCCAGGGAAACACAATTGAACATGATTGAACGATTTAACCGTGAAAAGGAAATAACCGAAGAGCGAAAGAAAAATAGACAATCTATCAGAAGAACCTACGATGAAAATAAGTACATGTCATTTGATACGATGCAAGAATTTCAAAGAAAAGCAAAGTGGCCACTGATCGAAAACCAAGTGCTAGCCAATGATGACTTTCACCGTGCGCTGAATCCCTCGTTTCCAAAAATCCCATTTAATATAAGGAGAAACAGATGCGAAAATCAAAACAGGAACGTATCACAGAACTCAGGAACCTCTTAGGTCTTGATCCCGAAGATATTGAATCCGAGGAAGCCCAGCGCATCCAGGAACTCACCGAGGAAGAAGTGGTTGGTGAGATCTATCTTTTGAAAAAGTATGGACCCAAGAAAGAAGAAAATGACGATGAAATGACACTTTACTGCAACCTCATGTAGGCTTAAAAACAAAAAACCATAGTATCCAGAAGACTTCCATGAGTTTCAAAGACGAATGTGAGCGACTTGGTTGGTGGTTCCGAACCAAACCTCAAGGAACCACGATTACTCACACACTGATGAATGGATCGGGCGTACTTATCGTTCCCCTTCAGCAGCGTGAGAGATTTTATGAGATGTGCATGAGATGTCTGTCCAATCGTGAAAAGTTGTTCATGGTGGAGCAGACTAAGAGTTCAGACAGGTTCAGGATGTTTTTGGACATCGACTATGTGACGACCGGAGAGCAGGGTGCCGTCACAGATGAAACCATAAAGCGTTGGGCAATTCAACTTCACACGGCGTTTCCTTCACTTGGACCCGTTCTTGTCTCCACTTGTACTCGCGCTCAGGGAGACGATTTTAAGAATGGCGTTCACCTCTCGTGGCCTCAGGTGACGGTGACAACTTCGTCTGCATTGAACATTCTGAATCGTATCACGGCTACCCTTGTCGATTACGATCCAGATGTTCCATGGTCAACAGTCCTGGACAAGTCAGTGTTCAAGACGGGTTTGAGAACCATCTGGTCCTACAAAATGAAGCGAGAAACCAAGGAACTTGTCGTGCCCTATGTACCGAGGTTTGAAATTGGAAAGGATGGCGTCACTGAAATATCTCAGTCCAAACCGTCGGCAAGCATGTTCGAACGTTTTTCCATTCTTCCCCATGGAAATGAACTTGATCACTTTGGAGGGAACGAGACCATCATTTCGGGAACCAGCGCGAATGACGAATTGCTCAAGTGGATCCAGGAAGTGTATCCTCAACACAATGTGAAGCGAATTGACAAAATCATTCCAAAAAAGACTCACTGGGTCATCGCAACTCAGAGCAAGTACTGTGAATTTATCGAGCGAGAGCACAAGGGGAACCATGGGTGGTTTTTGGTCGACAAGGAATCGAAGACCGTTCTGTTCAAGTGCCACGACGAAGATCACAAATGTCGGAGTGGTCGCAAGTACATGGTTCACCCCAAGATAATAAAATATCTGCAAAAATTAAACAAGGTATGATTACCATTTTGCTGATTATAGGTTTCGCCATCATATTCATATTAGGGAGACGTTCGGGATACGGAAAGCCGGTAAATCCTGATTTATGGAAACCGGTTGACGACATGCTTCCAAACCTTTCAAGATTTCGTGATTTGGATCCAGTCACGTATGTACGGTTCGAGAAGGAACTGGAATCTGCAAAGAAAGAGATGATTAGCCCAGATGTAACCGTTCTCAAGGGCGTCAGTTTGGAAAGAAGTGGTAGATACCTCAGGCGTGCCGTGGACGAATTCTCATCTTTGGCCGGTTCCCTTCCATCGGGTGATTCTGTCTACCACGATGAAATAGCAGAATTGGCAGCAACACTTGCGATTACAGGCGAACGAGTTCTAATGGATGCCGCCGAAGAAACGAAACAGCCATTTACTCCACGTCTTCTAAATGCGCTTATTGATTGAAAAAACATTCCCATTGCTTAATAATGGAAACGAGAACTCGTTCCGGACGCGTGGTTAAGAAACCTGAATTTTTCACACCAGATGAAGTCGTTGAAGATGATTTTGATGAGTCTGAATACGATTCGGATGATGAGTGTTCCGACGTAGAGTCTATTCGTACAGAAGATGAAAGTGACTACGATGGCATCGACGATGAAGATGATGATCTCGATGGATTCATTGTACCAGATGAAGATGAGGACGAGGATGAGGAATAAGTGCGCTCATCCAAACTATTAAAAACATACATTCATATTAAATCCTTCCCAATGGAAGTAGCGGTTGACAGTAATATACCACAGGGATTTGATATGGATGATGGAGGTGCTGCCCCCATTTATAGACCTGATATTCAAGTCGAGCAAGAACCAGATCAGCAAGAGGATGAACAGGTTCAGCCCATTTATTACGAAATTCCTATGCCGAAACAACAAGAACAGCACCACCAGGAGATTTATCACCACCCACCTCCTCCACAACAGGATACTATATTCAGTGGAATAAGTCCTCTCGTGTGGATGGTGATCATCTTTGTTGCATTCATTCTTGGTTTCTTTATGGGAATGGGTGCAGGTGGAAGGAACAACGGACCTGGTCAGGCTGCTCCAATTATCCTGACTTCAGGAAGGGGCGTCTAAAAATCTGAGTAATTAGTAGAAGATGGACAGATACACTACCATCGCATCAATTGCATTCGGAATGCTCGCCACATGGATAATTTTGGACCAAAGGGAATCTTACATTCCCCTCCAGACAGATCCAGGTGACGATCCTTCAAAGTATTATGCCTCGCCCATGGAGGTCTTGGGTGATACACTGTATGTAACGAATCCGGAATCGTTATATGCAGGGTTCAGTTTGGAACCTGGTAAGACGGTTCAGCAAATCCCCATTGGACCGGTGGTGGATCGCCTCGGAAATGTCAAGGAGATTCCAGGGCTACCGGCCAGAGATATCCTTTATCCTATCAGGGAAGATGCCGACTTGGAAATTGAAATGCTTCCCGTGCCAGGTTCCGGTTCAGGCGAAGTTGAAGTGTTTCCCACTGCTTAACCACTGAACATCTGCTCAGGGTCCATCTTCTCCTTACCCTTTGAGGAACCCGAGCCGGAAGCCTCCTCGGTGATCTCCTCGATCGCTGGAAGGTTCTTCTTGCGCTCCTCCTCGCGCTCCTTGATGAGCTTGGCGACCTCTTCATCTGCCATCTTGACAAGTTCCTCCATACTCTTGTCAGGGTACTCCTCCTTGAACTTATCCACCAATTCGGATGGATGAGGGATAGGAGCCTCGTCTGGCTTGTTGTAGAACTTGGAGTTCTCGTCGCCGGCCTCTAAGAAAGGCATCTTTGAACCTGAAGGCGTGGCAGCCATGTCCTCCTTGCGCTTCTCGAACATCTGCGCGGCATGCTTCTGGTTCTCCTTGTAGCCATCCATGATCGCCTGAAGACGCTCGTCGGTATACTTGACATTGTCCATCTCTGACACCGGGGGAGGCGGAAGAAGAAGCCACTCATACATGTTCACCACGTAGATGTCCACGGACGAATCCAGTCCCTGAAGCTCCTTGGCATGTTCCTCAGCCTCGCCCTTGGTTCCGAAAGCACCGCGAATCTTGATCATGAACTCGGTGTGCTTGGCGCCCTCGGCAGGACGAACCCAACCACCATCAAGGTTTCCAACAAATGAAAGGCATGCCCATGACACACCAGGAACGACGAGTTTATCTTTTGCAAGACGAGACATTGTACTATAGTATATAATTTCTTCTTTAATTGTAAGATGTCACAGAAGATACTAATTTATGTGACCATGTGGTTACTCCTTTTGTCATTCATCAGAATCACCCGTGAGCCCAAGAGTTTGGTGACTTTGCGCAAACGGTACACGAAACTTCGCGAGGAGATTTCAAAACTTCCAGAGGGGCATAAGTTTCGCAAGTTGGAAGAACCTATTCTACTGGTAGGCTACCACGGAATGCAGGGAGGGTTATTGGGTTTCAACACAAACAAGGGTTCCGAGATTGGTCTTTGCGTCGACGGGTGCCCCAACGAACTGATGCACGTCCTTCTGCACGAACTTGCCCACGCGACCGTCAAGGAGTATGATCACAGTCCGGAATTCTGGGCGAACCTGGACGAACTCAAGGAATTTGCTGAGGGAAAGAAACTTTACAAGACCATCGAAGACCCCAAGGGATTTTGTGGTGCCCGCATCCATGATTAATTTTGTAACTCAATAGTAATATGGCTGACGCTACTGGTGTGGTGCCTGCGCTCAATCCCGCCGAGGCTGTTTACTTTATCAGTCTGTATTTTTACAACTACTTTGTTCTTCAGTTGGTGAGCAAAATTATGAGACTCATGAACAAAACGGAACCAGAGGAAGGTTCGGACGAAGAGAGGACCGCGACATTCAAGGAGTTCTTCACGCTCTTGTTCTACATCCTCTCGGTGATTTCGCTCCTGTTCATCACCCTTCAGGCCAAGGGGTCCAGTCGCCCGGCGACTTTCTCCGGCTTGGTGATTGCCCTCGCCGCGGTGCCAAGTTCACTGGGTCAGTTTGATCTCTTCAAGGATCCTTACGCCAAGTACCTGGTGCCTCTCGGAGTCACTCTGGTAACTAATTATTATATCGGGTAATAGCAGAATGGCGGAACCCTACATTCCTACCATAAAGGATTTTGACTTTTTCTTCAAGTTTCTGTTTGCCTACTTCTTTCTCCAGGTGTGGGCACTCTTGACCGGTCAGGATGTAAATCGCACGGAAAATCTCAAGGCAAAGAAAGCAAAGAAAGCAAAGAAAGCAAGGAAAGCAAGGAAAGAAGAATTTGAAGTCGAGGAAGACGAAACACAAACATTTGATTTTGTTGGTAGCGCTAAAGCAGCTCAACAAGCAGTCCAAAAAGCAGTCAAAAAAATAGCCAAAAAAAGCGAAGCAGAAAGGCTCGCCGAGCAACGCAAGTATCTTTTTCAGTTCATTTTCCTTTCGACATCCATGATCATCTTTGCATACGTGATGATTGGGTTCTTGGACGTCCCGGCGAGGGAAGTTGGAAACATCGGCATTTTTGTATTCTTGACTGCTTCACTTTTGAAATATCTTTTTGATTTCACTGTGACAGACAGCCAGGTTCGCATGATCATTCTTTCTGGTTTGGCACTTTACGTGGACTCGCTTCGTGAAACGGCCGGACGCATCGCCTCCCAATTTTAAAATCCATAATAATAGTAATAATGGATGTATCAAGTCCAGGGTACATGTTTGGTTCTTGGGTCCTGTGGTCGGCCCTGATCCTACCTACCATGTATCTTAATGTCAACAGTGACCCAAAGGAAGCCAAGTCACCAAATTGGGCGAGGGCACTTTTATTATTTCTCCAGGTGTTCCTCGCCGGAGGTGCCTTCGCCGCTGCACCGGCCGCCAGAGCATTGTTGATGAATCCCATCCCTCCGATCGTCATGATTTCTATGTACTACCTCTTGCGATATGTTCAGAAGGAAGAGGAATTTGATAAGAATCGCCTTATTCAGTGGGTGGGTGGCGCTTCACTTCTGGCCGTTGTGGTGATTCCCCAGTTAATCACGGCCGTTAAGAGGGGCAACTTTGTCGGCGGTGAGTTCGCAGGTCTTCAGCCGGGTACCACCAACTATACCATTGCGTCGACACTTCTCTGGTTTGTTCTTCTCCTACCAAATATTTGGTTTTTTGTCGAACGTCAAACGGTAGAACTTACCACGAGCACCGATTCTGAAGATGACGGAAAACCAAAAACATTTGCCCAAACACCCGAGTTCTTTCGTCTGGTGATTATTGCCATTCAATTGATTATCGTGGTGACCGCGACTACCAGTCCGTATACTCAGGGACTGATTCGCAACCCTATCCCTCCGCTAATTGTGTTCTTAGTCTATTTCTTCACGAGATATATCAAGGTTATCCAAGAAAAGAGGGTACAGAACACCGGTATCATTTCACTGGTGCTTATTATGGCTTTCCAGCTAATTCAGGATGCTCTTCCTTCGCTTCTCAGCGTCAAGGGCGTCACACTGACCACGGGGACATCATTCTACAATAATCTCAGTTACCTCGCATGGTCGGTGATCATTCTCCCGAGCCTATACTTCTTCCTCCGTGGACGGAACGAAGTGGTCAGTGAAAATAAAGTAAAACAACTCCCCTACAACACAACCATGGAGGGGTTCGAAAATCTCAAAGACTGGCAAAAAGATTTCATTCCACTGGTTCAGTTGCTGGTTCTGTATGCACTTGCCGGTGGTATCCAATCATTCCGTGGTCTTTTCATGAACCCAGTACCTCCCTTGGCCATGATGGGTCTGCTCGCGTTCACCATGTTCGTGCAGGCCAACAACCCCAAAGCAGACTATCCAGACAACGAGGGTCTCGCGGCCATCATTGCCGCCTTCGGTTTCGGTGCCAACTTCACCTTGGCCGACCCCGTACTCAAGATGATCTTCAAGAACAATGGAGGTGCACCGCCCATGGAGCCAGAGCCCATGACCTTTAATGTTCCTGTGCCGGAGCCCGTGTCGGAGCCCGTCCCGGAACCGGTGTTTGAACCCGAAGTCCAGACAAATAAAATCACAAACACTAATAGTAATGGCAGACAATAAGTCAAAGGATGGTCGTGTGACGGCTTTCACACTTCTGTTTGCATTTGCGGTGGTTCTCGCTGCCTACCTCTCAGCTCCCGAGAATAACTTTTGGATGGCCCCCGGTGCCATCATGTACATGGTGCTGCTCATGGCGATCGCCATCCCTCGGTGGTGGGTCCTCGGCGACGACACGAATCTCGTCAAAAATCTGAGCGTAATCATCGCACTTCTGATTGTCCCCTCGGTCCTCGCGCCGGTCTTCGGCATCCAGACCAGCACCAACGTCTACAACTACTGGCGTTCCATCATGCTCCCCCTCTACGTTGGCTACGCGTTCCAGAAGCGCGACATGCCCGGGACCGGGATCCTGGTCACCTTCTCGACCCCTCTGGTTCTCATGCTCTCCATGATTTTCAGTATCAATCCTCTACCAAATGTTAAAATCCCCGGGACCAATGTCACAAACGAGTGAAATTTTCATTCAGGCTCTTAAAGAATAGAAACGCAAGGTAGGTACCTTACTAATGACGGTTTATACCAAAAAGACCCTTCATCAACACATTCTTGATCGACCCGACAGTTACGTGGGTCAGGTCAAGCCCGAAGACAGGGATGTGTGGGTGCCACAGGGTGACAAGTTCGTCAAGCGTACTGTACGTGTCTCTCCGGCGCTGACCAAGGTTTTTGATGAAATCTTGGTGAATGCTTTGGATCAGAGTTCTCTGAATCCATCCGTTACGAAGATATCCATCGACGTGGATGAATCGGGTAGAATCACCATCGTCAACAACGGCATATCCATCCCTGTGGTGATCCACGAACAGACACAGGTCTGGACACCCGAACTTATCTTCGGTCACTTGTTGACATCATCCAACTATGATGATTCCGAGGAGAGAACCACCGGTGGGCGTAACGGCTATGGTGCCAAACTGACCAACATCTACTCCAAGGAGTTCGAGATAAAGGTGGATGACCCAGATACCAAAAAGTCCTATCATCAAGTCTGGAAGGACAACATGCGCGTCTGTGCCGAACCCAAAATCAAGTCCTTCGCGGGAAAGACAGCCAAGGTGCAGGTCAGTTGGGTGCCGGACTGGGAACGTTTCGGTCTGAAGGGAATCACCAAGGACGTCAAAGACATGTTCATGAAGAGGGCTCTGGATGCAGCAGCGTGGGTGCCAACCAAGTGCAAGGTTCACTACAATGGTGAGATGCTGGCCATCAAGCACCTCCAGGATTACACTTCACGCTTCACCGACCAACCCTTGGCGCAACTCAAGCAAGACCGGTGGGAGGTGCTGGTATGCTCATCGGCCGGTGCGGGATTTAAGCAAATCTCATTCGTCAACGGCATCTGCACCGAGAAGGGTGGAACCCACGTCGACCACGTAGTCAATCAGATTACTTCGGACTTAGCCAAAAAGACCAAACTAAGACCTTCGCAGATCAAGCAATGTATGTTGGTGGTAGTCAAGGCAGTTCTGGTCAACCCTTCATTCTCCAGTCAGTCCAAGCACGAGTGCATGTCCCGGGTGCAGGACTTTGGTTCCAAGTTTGAACCCACACCTGCCTTTTTGAAGCAGGTCAAGGGCGTTCTGGAACAGGAACTTTTGGCACAGACCAAGGCGTCGGAGGTCCGTGACCTAAAAAAGACCGATGGAGCCAAGAAGAGCAGGATTTCGGGCATCCCCAAGTTGGACGACGCCAACTGGGCAGGGACAACCAAGTCCAAGATGTGCACGCTGATCATCACCGAGGGTGATTCCGCCAAGGCTCTGGCTATCAGTGGTCTGTCCGTGGTTGGAAGGGATCAGTATGGCGTCTTTCCACTCAAGGGTAAGCCAAGGAACGTTCGAGACTTGGGATCGAAGGCACTGACAGCCAATCAGGAGTTTTCTGACTTGAAGAAGATCCTGGGTCTTCAGCAAGGCAAGAAGTACTCGGATCTCAGTGACCTTCGCTACGGAAGGCTGATGATCATGACCGATGCCGATGTGGATGGTTCACATATCAAGGGTCTGGTCTTGAATATGTTTGACTGCTACTGGCCCGAGTTGATCACCATGGGATTCGTGGTGAGCATGATCACTCCGGTGATCCGAGTGAAAGGAGGA